CAGATTGTCGCGTAATTAATAAACCGTTTTGGTTAAAAGTTTGTACTAAAGGGTCTTTTAAACGATGATATCCGTACAAACGCTCATTATCGGGAACATTTGTGTCTAATAAACCAGAAGTATGGGCAACTTCTATCTTAATACCTTTTGATACAGCAATTGCACACCAAAACTCGCAACAAGCACGGCCCGATTCAGCAATACTGACGTTTTTATAATTATAATCAATGCCGTAAAGACATATTTCAGTAGCTTCATACCAAATAGCGTAAGCTATTGCATACGCTACTGTGTTATTAAAATAACACAGGTTTAATTTTTTTATAACAGCTTCCAACGGGTACTCTTCTAAGTGTTTTACCCTTTTATCTAATTCACAAGTAATAATAGGCTTAGTGTTTTTATCTAAAAATTCTTTTGCAATACCTGTTTGAGAACCTGCATCTTCTGTGTCTAAAAACCTTGACACCGGATCCATCATAATAGTTTTATCTACCTCTATTATGCCACCAATACAGTTTATACCCCATGTTTCATCAAATGTTTCTGAACGAATACGCGCTGCTATGTAATCTGAATAACTTCCACCAAGACCTACAATAGCTATTTTCATTACGAGCGCTCCCTTGTAGGAAGCCCTCGTCGATAAGCATCCGAGTTTTCTCTGGCCTCACCGTAATCTTTTAGACGAACCAAAGACTCCATAAACCGATCTGTATATGACTTCATAACATCCGGTTCGCCTTTCATATAAATATAAGCTTCTACTAAACTTCCATATAACATGGCGTTAGGAGCATTTGTACTTAACCAAGTGGTGCCCGAGTCTCCTGCGGCAGTTAAACTAGCCGGTCTGTAAAAATAATGCAGTTCTGCAACAGCGCTTGCACTAGGTGTGGGTGCTAAAATAAAGTTATTTATATCAAAATAAGCGTAATACTTAGGTACACCCGTCGTAGATGAATTTGGATTTACAGATTGTATGTAATTAACGTCTTTTTCTAGTAAAAACTCTTTATTTGAAGAATCTACAACGGATAAACTAAAAGAAGCTAAATAATCAGTTGGAACTTGTAAGAATTGATTACCTGAAGTAACCGTTCCAGTAACATTTTTTCTAAAATATTGTAAATCTATTGAATTAAGTATTCTTTGTTCCGCTGCTTTAATAAAATTATCTAAATTTGCAACAAAAGTTGTTTCAGTGTTGTCGGCATAATTTTCTATAGCTGATTTTAAAGTAGAATATGTAAAACTCATGTTATTACCACCGTGACTGTACCTACAGATCCTGTAGAAACTAAAGGATTTGGCGTTAAACCAAAATTATATTTTTGTCCGACCGGGTTCCAACCCCAATTAACGCTTCTTTCTTGCACCACATCTTGAGGAGGACGAGCATCTTTAAGAGCTTGAGGGTCAGTAACAGTTCTAAAAGGACCTAACTGCGGTTGTTTTGTTTCAAACTCGTCTTTTCCAACAAGTAAACCGTTCCATTCTTTACGCATATCTTTGTATTTGTATCTAAAACCAGAACGATCTGATATTGCATATGCATTTTTACCGCTTGCAAACTTCGACATTATATTCCCCCAAGGTAGTTTACTTTGGGAACAACGGTGAAAGAAGCTCTATCCCTATCTTCTGTAGCAGCCCTTTCGAACTCTTCTTCATAAACAGACTTTAATAATTGCAATCTATTTGGCGCACGTTTCATAGCGATATAATATGCCAGACCCGCTGCAAGGCAAGGATAAAACCTGAACGGAAGGTCTAAAGAATTGGTGTAAGCGTCTGCATCATCCATTCTAGTAAGACGATTAAATTTGATGATATCTGTGTCATTTTCTGGAGCTGGCCATACTTTTAAAACAGGGGTTATTTGCCTGTCTAAAAAGTATTGAGTAATTCTTCCAGAAGTAGTTTTATTAGGTATATTAATAAAAGCTTCTCTACTTACTCTGTCTATACTTAAATCAGTAGAGTCTCTTGTTATTACGGCAGATAAAACATCTATAGTGCTATTTGTATTAGAAAAATCTATTGCAGCAGACAAAGTGCTTGAGGCCGCGCTGGTGCCACCCGTTATTGTTTCCCCGGACACAAAAAGCCCTGTTGGAACTGTAATAGCCATAGTGTTAGCCTCTAAATCACCAACAGAAGAACTATATAAATTAGTTAATTTTGCAGTAGCACCGCTTGTTCCACCTGTTACTGTTTCTGAAACTTGAAACCCCGAGTCAGAAGCCACAACCATGTTAAGAGTTCCTGCTGGATACTCCGTAACGCCTGTAGCAGTAATTATGGAAGTTTCTGTAATAGTCCATTGATTTAAACCGCGATTAGCCCATTCAGCTAACATTAAATTAAGGGATCGTCGCGCTGTTTTTAAATCATAACCCGTCCTTACTTCCAAACCACACCGTTCAAAAGCTTCTTCAACGTAATCCGCCACATCTAGTTCAAAGTTTTTTGATCCCGATACTGCCATGTCTACCCCAATAATTTACTAGCAAATGGTGCTATTATTACAAGAACAGCTAACGCCCAAACTTTATTATCTAAAGATTTTAAACTAATTTTTTGATCGCTAAGTTGCTGTTCAATATTACTGTAACGAATAGAACACTCTGCTTCATGTTTTTCTAATTCTTTTAATACGTCTGTGGCTTTCATTTCGTCACCATGCTTTGCAAGACCAGTATCTGGCCGTGAATTTGTCTTTTGCAGTATCGCAGTTGTGCCTAGCCCGAAAGTTTTTTCTCCGGCCCGGTTGATCTTTTTTAATCGACATATTTGGATCGCCAAAACGAACCAATTTAATGTCGGTGCCTTTTTTGGCAAGAACGGCACTCTTTTTGTTTGCATTTGGCGTTCTCTTTGGTTTGTTAAATCCCGCAAAAGATTCTCCACGATACTTTATTCTGCCAGAAGGAGTTCGTGTTACATCTTTAGTAGTAGGCATAAAACGCTCCTATGCGTGATAGAACATCATTAAGTCCATAGTGGCTACAATAAACGTCACATAACAACCTGCTGAAAACAACACACCTTCATCGGGAATAAAAGGATCTTCAGAAGTGCTATCAGTTCCAATTGACCTAAATTGTATTAATTCAGTGCCTGTAGCGCCAGTGTTTCTAATGTTAGCTTTTCCGGCTGTGCCGCCAGAAACAAAAGAAAAACCTTTTAACCTACATCTTCCTGCAAAAACTACACCTAAAGCATTATTGTTAATTCCTGCGGAAACATTGCCGGCTGGATTACCTACTGCTGTTATACTTGTAATAGTTTTAAAGTATTCTGAACTTGTTGCTGTTCCAGCATTTGCTCCAGTAACCGTTTCGCTCAAAGCTGCTCCGTTTACGTCTGTACCAACAACAGTAAAAGAAATCCCGCTATCGTTTCCAGCAGATAAAATCGTAACTTGTCGTCCAGACGCGTTTGTAACACTTCCGCTATCAGCTAAAGCACCGCCAATAGTCAAAGCCGCATTGTTACCAACTGACGCTGCTGTTGAAATACCGTCTGCATCTAAAGCTACTTCGTCGCTAATAATGACGGGTGTTAGATCAGATCCTGCCATTTACTTCTCCTTTATAAAAACGGTAGGGGAAAAACCCCTACCTTAATTAACGGTTACGCAATTTGAACGTACTCAATGATAAATGTAAACGAACCTGCTGTTGTAGCATCAACTGTATTTGTAATGTTGCAGAAAATAGTTCTTTCCGCACTGGTATATTGAACAGAAGCTGGCGCAGTTGTACCATCTTGTGTCTGAAGAACCAAACTAGTCACAGTTACGTTATGCTCGACAACAGTTGTACCACCATCAAGAATCTCATCTGTCTGAGCCGCAACAATTTGTGCGCCAGAGCTAGATGTTCCAACTTCGTACCCAATGTCGCCAGTTCCAATAACAGGAGCTGTGTCACAAAATATCTTAATGTCAGTGATGATTGTGTTTGCTGGTTGTGTAAACTCACCAATTGCTGGGCTATCCCCTGCTGTAGTGTTAACAGTAACACCTGTTGCAAAGCCGACGTGTTTTACATATTTGTTAGTAACAATACCTGTTGAAGCAATGACTGCTGTATCAGTATATGCACCTGTTGTAGAGTTTTTAGAAACTACTTTAAATCCGTTTTCAGAACGGACTGGTCCTGTAAATGTTGTATTAGCCATGTTGTCTCCTTGTCTTGGCTGATGTCAGTTGCCCAATGCAACTGTCAAGGTGCGTTTAGATTACACTACCTTTTTGTAAAAAGAAAGGCTATTTTATTCGCTTGATTTTTCTTTAAGAACCAATCCGAATATAGCACAGATAATACCGGCCCAAGTTAATATTGGCAGGGTTAGTAAAATGCCCAGTCCAACGCCAACGACAGCCGCAGCTCCATAGCTTGAAGGCTCTTTTAATCTTCCTTTAATCCAATCCATAATTTTCTCCTTGTTAAAGTTACAAAAAAAGGCGACCGAAGCCGCCTTTTAATTAGTGTTTTAGAGCAATTAAGCTCCGGGAGTGCCAAACACTCCACGCCAGTCAGAAACACCGAACGAATATCGCTCGCGAGCCTTAAAGCGCATATTTCCTGTATCAAAATCGCCTTCCATGGCAGTTTTAATAGCAGAACGGTTAAAGTATTTAAAACCGTTTGGAGCGTCTGTTTTGATAAAGTACGCATCGGAATCGGTGAGGAAGTGATTTACTGTCGCACCTTCTGGGAGCATTCCCATATTCTTCATCGCATTGTTATCGTTGTCCGCTGTACCGCTTCGTAGATTGGAGTTCATAACCCTTTCTGCAATAAATTGCAGTTCTTTAGGGATAATGAGCTTCATACCACGAACAGCGATTTTTAGACCACGCTCGTCAGTTAGACCTGCTATGTCAATCAGCATGGACTCAAGAGATGTCTCGTTGAGGTCTGCTGCTGTTCCTAGCAAGTTGCTTTGGTTGCCAGACAACGAAGGGTGTGCCGCTGAACATAACGCTGCACCATCGCCAATCGCATTAACACCTGCACTAAACGCATTGTTTAGTACATTTGCTGCTTTGATCTGCTTTGTTTGAGCCATGGAACGAGCCAAAGCTTTTGTGTAGCGTGACGCAAGACGGTCATACAAGTTGTCTTCTATAGCTTCCTCAGTAATTGAGAACGCTAAAGCAATCGTTTCGTTTGTGTAACGAGCAGTGTATGTTTCCTGTGCATCGTCAAAGCTGATTGCTCCGCCTTCACTTTTTACAGGTGCAGATGCAAATCCGCCCAACATTACTTCTTCTTCAAAAGCTCGATCTGAACTTTCTTCGTCAAAGATTTCAGAATGCTCGTTTTCGTAACGATTGTATTCTAACCCAAATAACGCATTCAGGCCCGGTTCTAGCTCTTTAGCTAGTTGTGCGCGAGATATAGCCATGTTCTAAGCTCCTTTATACGCCAGTTGTAGAAACAGTGCCAGCAGCAATAGAGCCAGTAGGCGCATTGAAGTGGTTGTTTATACGAACGATTAATGGGATACCCGCAGCAGTGAAATCAGAATTAGCAGGGTCGTCTTGGACACCCATAATTCTTAACGCCAAAGTGTTGGTGGTTGCGATTGTATTCAAATCGGCAGTTGCAGAAGATAGTCCAGTAGTTGTTGAACCACTGTTACCTGTTGCAAAAGCGATGTTTGCGAATACTGCTGCACGAACTTCCGCTTCAGTGTTCGCCGCCGCTACAACGTTAGACGTAGCGATTTGGAACAATTGATTTGGATCGTCGTACACAAAAGCTTTAACGGGATAAGA